CTCCGTTCTTAGTGTTGTTAGGCTCATCTCCAAACATCTGATAAGTTATATAAGGTAACTTAACGTCAGTAGGGAAATTGTAACGACTAGGGAATATTCTCAAGTTGCCACTTGTAGTAACTAAAGGAGCAACATTTGAATCGTTGCTTAAAATATTATATATTACTTTACCTATCTCCATTACTTCATTCTTTTAGCAAATCGTTTTTCTATAATCGTTTTGAGTTTAGTAATTACACTATCCATTACTTGTTGCCCTTTTGCTCTTGCTGTCTTGTCAAGCATTCTTAATGGAGGAGCGTTATAATATCCGTACTCGTGAAAGTAAAAGTAAAATCCAGTCTTATCTCTTGCTGAAAATTTACCAGTTACTCTTGGTCCAATAAATACACTTGGCTTTAATCCACCTTTAGTCTTACCATTTATAATACCTATAGACTTAACTAGCTGTCCAGTCTTTTTTTCTGTTGCACCAGTTCTAGTTGGTTTTATATCTGTCTTTATATTCGTTCTAAGCTCACTTCTCAAAGGAGTAGCAGACTTTCTCAAAGCACTTCTAAGAGTAGCTCTTAGCTTAGTGTCTGAGCTAGGAAATAACTTATCCAAATCTTTTATAATTTGTTTAAGTTCTTTTTCGTCTATTTTAGCTGATACTATCATTGCTCTGGAAATGGGTTAATACCGTTATCTATTAATATGTTTATCCAATCTATTTCCTTAGTGTATAAGTCTACATTGTCCCACTTAGTCTCTAAGCATTGATAGGTTTCTAGCACTCCATACGATACTATCGCATCACTATCGTTCCATACGATGTAGTAACTCTTTACCTCTGGGTAGCATATTTCTGTTAATCTTAAACTCATTACGTTGTTAGTTGTGTTAGTTCACTATCACTTAAAGCCTCATTAAATACTGCTAGTGCTTTGCATTTACCGTAGAAGTTTTGTGCGCCACTACCTTGAGCAAATTCAAGTGTATTTAATCCAATAGGTGCAGAGCCACTTGTATCTGTATCTCTTTCTACTCCACCTAACCACAAGGCAAAATCATTTACTTTATATTTAATAGCTATCTTATTGTATTGTGTTAAATCACTTGCAGTATATTCTAAAATCTGACTAACTCCACCACTTGAAATAAATGCTTTAATTTTATTAGATGTTTCATCTAACTCTAAAGATACTCTATTAGATATGCTTCCATTTGATAAAGATATTCTTCTACTTGTTCCATCATTAGCCAAAGCAGCTATCTCTGCATATAACACACCTTCTGTTGAGTTTATTAAGTCAGCACTACCTGCACCAGTTGCAGTCTCTGTTTCCCTTACCTCTTGGCTTCCAGTTAGTGTTGGTATGTATGATGTAGCGTAGGATAAGGCTTCTAGTTGAAATCCCCACATAAATAATGTTGTAGTATCACTACCATTACTTCTGTCTAAGTCTAATTCAATATCTCCACTCGTTCCATCTGTCGTAAACGAAAAACCAATTCTATACCAACCATTACCAAAATCTTCTAGTATTTCATTAGTTATTGTACCACTTCCATATGTGCTAGTAAAAGACAAACCACTCGCCCCCCATTCAAAACCTTTTCTGAATAAAGTTCCTCCACTAACTCTAAATGCTAGTGTGGTTTTACCACCTACTGCAATTGTACTATTTTTTACAAAAACACTTAGGTTATAAATAGTTAAATTACTTACAGAAATGGTTTCTTCTATTCTATCATTTGCACTTGTGCCTAGCTTTGTTACACTACTTGCGTTTTGTGTTCCATCAGGACTAATAGTTTGATTATCAAGAACTGTAACAGTTTGTTGTCCTAATTCTGTTATGGTTTGACTATAAGGAACAAGATTAGTAGAAGTAGGCTCTAACAATATATGACCATTATCTCCATTACTATCATAGCTTATTCTTGGAATGTTGTTGGTGTCTATTATTTCTTTCACTGATACGTTGTCTATTGAAAAAGTACTAGCACTATCTGACAATGAACCTCTTACAGAAAACTCAACAGAAGTAGATGTAAAATAAAATGAATAACTCCCATTCCCACTCGTATAAGTATTGTATGATGAAGAACCTCCGTCAACTGATATTCTAAATCTACCTGAACTATCTAATATATCTAAAGTAGCTTTATATACTTTACCAATTGTTAGTGGTACGTTTTGCTTTATTCTATGTCCATTTGAACTACCATCATAAATTGCTTTGCCATCAGATATACTCCAACTAGCATCTTTATTCCAATCACTATCAGTAGCAAAGTCTCCATTTGTAATTAACTCACTACTAAGAGTACGCCCTACCATCTCGACTAAGCCACTAGAATTAACTCGACTAGCAACACTAGCTCTAGCAAAGTCAAAGTCCTCATAAGGCTCTACTACTGGTGCTACGTTGTAAAGCGTTCCAGCCTTGTAACCAGTAGGAGTTAAGATTATACTTGCTTTATTTAATAGTCCGTCTGCCATTAGCTTATGTCATTTAATGTTTGTAAGAATGCTTGGCTGTCTGTAGTATTCTCTATAGTACCTCCAGCAGCTTCTACTCTTGTTGTTAGTATGCTTATGTATTGAGCTGGTGTTGGGTCAAAGATACCACCATCAACAATAGTCCAACCATCATCCTCTATTAATCTGAATCTTGAAGCGTAAGCAGACTCTGTAAATTGTGAGCCACCAAAGTTGATACTTATATCATTATCGTGTGGGTTAGCTTCCCAAGCTATTAGCGTTGCATCGTAGTTAGATGTGCTTAGACCAGTAGCGTTCTGCATAAAGTTAGTAAAGTTAGAAACATTTGCAATAGACCAAGCTGCTAGAGACTGGTCGAATAGGTCGCAGTTGTATAACATTTGTTGCATATTTTCTACGTTAGTAGTGTCCCAGCTATATATGTCTCCGTTAAATTGTGAGCAATCGTAAAACATCTGATACATAGTCTCTACATTAGAAGTGTCCCAAGAATTTAAGTCTTGGTCAAAACTTATAGCTTTATAAAATGTTCTGTAAAAATTTGTAACATTACTTACATTCCAGTTATTTATAGGCTGATTAAATGTAGAACATTCATAAAAACATTGATTGAGATTAGTGACTGTGCTTATGTCCCAATTACCTATTGCTCCATTGAAATTAGTACAACCTCTAAACATATTTAAAAATGATGTAGTAGAAACAGTAGGAGCATCTGTAGCACTAGCATCTAAATTAGTACATCCTCTAAATGCAGAGTTAGTAGATAAGTCTAAGACTCCCCATTGTTTTACGTCTAGCATTTTTAACTTATCTCCAGAGGCATTAAATTGCCATCCTTGTAATGTTCCTTCTATGCTTATTTCGTATTGTCCAGCACTACTATAAGTGTGTGTAACCTCTTGTTGATTGTAACTTGTAATTGAATCGCTAGAGCCATCTCCCCAATTTACTGTAGCGTTATAACTACCACCACTAACCAATGGCATCATAAATTGAGTATTTAAGCTAGAGCCACTAGATGTGTTCTCTGTGTCAATAGTAAAGACAAATTGATTAGGAGCTGTCTGTGATAAATCTACTACGTCATTCTTCTCTAATAGAAGCACCATAGCATCTTTACGACCTACTTCCTTTATGCTCTTGATAGAATAATTAGTAGAGCCGTTAGAGATAAAATACTGAGGAGAAACTCCTATGTTTGTTCTGTATCTTATTAAACACTCTATACGCTCGTCATTGATTAAGGCATCAGCATCGAAGTTAGTGTTGCCACCTTTGAAGTCAAAGTCTGCGTAGATGGTAACGTAACTATTGTCAGATACTACTCTCTCGCCATAAGCGTTAGTTGAGTAAGTCTGTGTGTATAGTTTTAACTTTCTATCTAGTTTGCCTATTATCATAGTTCAAGCAATCGGTAAGGAGTTAATAAGTGGTCTACCATAAGTGGTAATTCATTTACTTGAGTTCCCATAACAACATCTTGTCGGTTCTCATAATATCGACCAACGATGATATAAATAGCTTGTACTATTGGAGCTGGAACGTCACTCGCTGTGCCACCTACTATAAACTCAACCTCTACAGCGTTAGGTCTTTCGTAAGTGTTTGGAAAGTCTCCGTCCTCCGATTCATATATCCTTCCTGGTCTTACCTTAATATCTACATCGTAATTAGAAGCAGCTAAGGTTTGTAATGTATTGTCGGCATCGTAATACTTAATATGAGTAACACTAGCAACGTCTCCTACTTGTAAGTCAATGTAAGGAGGGAACTCATCGTAAAAAAGATTGTACGTCTGAGTCATTAATCTACGTCTAGTAAACTCCTCTACAACTTGCGTAGCAACATTAATTAAACTCGTGATGTAAGTATTGTCATCGTCATAGTCTGAGTCTATTCTTAAAAATGCTTTAGCCTCTGATAATGATATAACAGTAGACGTTGGAGCAGTCTTTAAAACTAACTTACCATAAGGCACATAGTCAGAGCCTCTTAATGTGTTGAAGTTGTAGTTATAGTATTCCATTTAAAAAAAATTAATGGAGAGAGTGTTTCCACTCCCTCCGTTAAAATAAACAAATTATGCTTCAATCA